TTGTAAAAGAATTTGACCTACACAAAGTTATAAAGTATAGTAAATGATATGAACAAAGTAGACACAGAATATTTTAGAGTTGTAAACGACATCCTAACCAACGGAAGACTTAAAAAGAACCGAACTGGTGTAGATACCATTGGTATTTTTGGTGCTCAAGCCAAATACAATGTGGATCTAAACGCATTTCCTCTATTAACCACCAAAAAAGTTCATTGGCCAGCTATTGTGCATGAATTACTTTGGTTCATTAGCGGAGATACCAACATCAAATATCTTGTTGATAACAATGTTCGTATTTGGAATGAATGGGCATATGTAAAATATCAAAAATATTGCAAAACTCTTAATGAACCAGATTACGATGTTCATATAGAGGACTTAGAAAAAAATTGCGTGCGAGAAATGACGCAAGACGAGTTCGTAAATGAAATAAAAACTAATGATGCGTTTGCTGCAAAATGGGGTGAACTTGGTGAAGGAACTTATGGTGGAATGTGGAGATCATTTCCATATTTTGACAATAGCGATCCAATGTGTCACAACCCAAAGACATCCGATCCTACTGCTCCATTAGATGTCCATTATGAAACAAGTAGTGGATACGCTTGTGAAGTAGGTCATGTGGATCAATTGCAAAAGGTAATTAACAAGCTTAAAACCAATCCAGATGATCGTCGTATGATTGTCTCAGCATGGCATCCATACTGGGTAGATCATTGCGCATTGCCACCCTGTCATTGTCTTTTCCACTTTCATACAGAAGAGTTGACTTTGGAAGAACGAATTGATATTTTACAGAAACAAGTTGGTCCTGTAAATCTTCCTAAATCTGATGTGTGGATCATTCAAAAACTGAATGAGGACAATATTCCAACTCGTCGTTTGAATTGTTTGTTATACCAAAGATCCGTGGACACTGCACTTGGAAAGCCATTTAATATTGCAAGTTATGCGCTGTTAACTGCTATGATTGCGCAAACTGTTAATATGGTTCCAGGTATGTTTACGCATTCAATGGGTGATACGCATATTTATGTAAATCACATTGACGGATTGAAGTTACAATTAACTAGAGAACCAAAGAAACTACCTAGAGTTTGGTTGAATCCAGAAGTTAAATCACTGTTTGATTTCAAGTATGATGATATCAAACTATTAGATTATGAGTTTCATCCAACAATTAAGTTTGATGTAGCTGTTTGATATCTGTATTTTTCTTAAACTTTTTATTAACCCAATTACTTATAGTTCCAATGGAGACATTTAATTTTCTCGCAGCATCAGCTTGAGATACATAAGATACTCCATTGAGAACTATAGGATTGGCATTAGTAGGAAGAGTTCCTTTTCTTCTTTCAGACGCTTTTTGTTTATATTCATCTGTGTGTTTTTTTCCATAAAAAGCGTTTCGTTGTTCTAGTTTAGAACAATGTGAACAGTATTTATGTCCATATCTTAATTGTTTACCACAATCATTACATTTAGGAGAAGAAACTCCGCCTTTCCAATTATAATTTTTTTCTCCATTCCTACTCCATCTACTTTTTCTTTCTTGTTCAGTCATTTTTGCAACATTTTCATTTATAGTTTTTGTCATCTTTTCTATAATTTCATCTCTGCGTGGATTATTTGTTAAATTATCCCCTCCGCCAATACTACCAACATTATATTCTGGTTTTAATGTTGTTACAAAATTAGTTTCTTCATTTAACAATTCAATATCAGATGCGTTGGGTATTTCTTTTATAACTTCATAAACAAAATTTTCTTTTCCATATTTGTTCCACGCTCTTTGAAGATAGGTTGAGTGGTGTCTATTATTTTTTAAAGCTGATTTATGTACACTCCATCGTCTCTTAATATTTTTACTACTTCCAATGTACATTTTACCGTTTTTGATATTGACAATCTTGTATATGCCTGATATGATATTCATAGTAATAAATATTAAATGGTAGTCCCAAAAACATATCTATTTAAGATTACTATATGAAAAAACAGAACAAGAAAGAAAAAGAAGAGATAAAGATGAAGTTGGCTTATTTTGACCGACTTGTAAAACAAACCCGTGAACTAATTAAACAAGGTTATACTGTACCAGATTTAAGCAGTTTGGTGCGTCCAAGCAGATGAAATACAAATATAGTGTTAGAATACATAATGTATCTACTACAGAAGAATTGGAAACTATAATGAACGAATATGGTTCAAAAGGTATTCGTGTCGTCAAAGTAGATTTATTAGGAGTTCAACTAGTTAACTGTAGACAACAAGCTAGATATACTCTATACTTAGAAGAGAAAATTAAAAAATGATAACAAATTACAATTTATTCTTGGACGATGAAAGGTTACCAAACCATGTTACTTGGGTTGATTTACCTCCTAATCAACACTATAGCGTAGTAAGAAACTATCAAGAGTTTGTAGATCTAATTACACTCAGAGGACTTCCTAAGTTTGTAACTTATGATCATGACTTGGCATCTGGACATTACGGTCATGGTTTACAAGGTGACTCAATTCCATATGACAAATATACAGAAAAGACTGGGTATGATTGTGCTAAATGGTTGGTTGATTATTGTATGAAAAAGGGTGTAAAACATCCTCCATATCAAGTACACAGTATGAATCCCGTGGGTAAATCTAATATTATTAGTTATGTTGAATCATATAATAGAACAGTTTAAAAATAAACTTTACACTGCTTTAACTTATTTAACAGTTGTATCTTTTATATATTTAATCATTGCAAGTATTGTGTTTGCTTTTAGACATCCATGGGCAACTGATATGGAAAGATTTATTCATATTGGTGATGCATTGATGTTTAATAAAATATCCTACAAAGAAATGAGAGGAGAATATGAAGAGCGCTGATAATATTGTTGAAATAGAAGAAGTTGAACTTAAAAAGTATACTAAGTTAAAAGAGGGCACTAAGATTGAGCCCGGAGATTTAGTTTACATATATGATAATTGTTATGCTAAACTAAGCAAGGGTAGTCGTGTTTGTAAAGAAGTTATTAATAAATTTAATACAATTTTAAGGAAAAAATAATATGAAGGATCAGGATTCAATATTTCTCATTTGTGATTGTTTTGAACACGGACTTTTAGTAGAAAGGTTTAAAGATGAAAATGAAGTATCATTAAGCTTGTTTGAAAGAGGTCTTAGTGGTAGAACACTTGGATGGTCTGAGAGATTAAGATGGTGTTGGCAAATTATTAGATATGGCAGACCATGGTCAGATTTTGTTATTTTGAATGAAGAAAATCAACAACAGTTAAAAGATTTTCTAAACAAAAAGATTTAATTTGTGAGTGGTTATCACAGATTAATTAGTATATAAAACCAACAATAAAAACTAAATATTAGGATAAAATTATGTCTAATAAGACAAATAAAAGTGCAGAAACAGTAGCTTCTTTTTCAAAGAAGTTTGTGGTAGTACGTAGTGGTACACGGGTAAGTGAATTGGTCTATGAATCAAAACAAGATGCAAAGATTGAGTTTGATCATTGGTCTGGTATTTTAAAGCGTTGGCCAGACGGTACTAAAGTTGAAATTGCAGAGTATGATGAAAAGAAACATAAGGTATAATTATGAATAAATCAATTGGACTAAGAGAACAAATCAGAGACGCAACCTCAAATGAAGAAGTTCAATCTTTATTGAACGTTGGAAAAACATTTGAATGGGCTACACCAAGAACTAAACTCAGTTGGAAACACACTGCAAATAGAACTCTTGAGAAACTAACATCTGCAACAAAAACTGCGGAGGTAAATTCAGAAGAAAAGAAAGAAAAGAAGAAAGTTTCTAAAAAGAAGTAAGCAATATATATCTAATATAAGAACCAAAACGTCACTAAATAGTTTCCTATTCAGTGGCGTTTTTTGCTTTTAAATTATATAGGTTGATATTTATGTTAGTATGCCAAAAGCATCTACAAAAAAATATAAACCATATTTGTTACCGTCAGAATTTAGTGAGATGGAGAGATTTATTGAAGTTAATAAAACTTTGATGACGGAACAAGTGATTTCGTCTATTGAATATGCTTTAGACAAAAATTTAAATGTTGTTGAAGTATTTTCATTTAAGGATTCTGATTTTGTTGTTACGTTGCCATTTGAACAATTTAAAGATAATTTGTTACACGTATACAATTATTACATTCAAATGGAAAAATATGAACTTTGTACTCGAATTAAAAAAATAGAGACAAAATTGGACAGTGAATTAAAAAAAATAAACACGCATGAAAAAAAACAAAAAGAAAAATAATAGCGTTCAAAACAATACTCCAACAGAGGAACAAAAAATTGACAAAAGTCCAATTGTATATCAAAAATCAAAATTAAGAAATGAACTTTCAATATATGAAAGAGAATTAACAGAAAAACAAAAACAATTTGTTGAAATTGCTTTAAATAAAGAAACAAAAATGGTATTTGTCAGTGGTCCTGCAGGTACTTCTAAAACATACATTACTATATATGCTGCTCTTAAACTACTAAATAGTAAAAAGATCAGTGATTTATTGTATATCAGAAGCGCAGTAGAAAGTTCTGATAATAAACTTGGATTTTTGCCAGGTGAAGCACATGAAAAAATGGCACCATATATTCAACCATTATTGGAAAAATTATATGAAATGCTTCCAAAACATCAAATAGATCAACTAGAAAAAGAAGAACGTATTGATAGTATTCCCCTTGGATTTTTACGTGGATTAAACTGGAACGCAAAATGTATCATTGCAGATGAAGCTCAAAATATGACTTCAAAAGAACTAATTACTCTAATTACCAGAACAGGTGAATTTAGTAAAGTGTTCATTATGGGTGATCCAGAACAATCTGATATTAATGGAAAAAGCGGATTTACTAAGGTTTTAAGTCTATTTGATGATGAAGAAAGCCGTCAAAATGGTATATTTGTCTTCAAATTTGATGAAGATGACATTGTGAGAAGTGCTTTAGTAAAGTATATTATTAAAAAAATCAAAAAGATGTCTTAATTTATATTTATATATATCTTAAGACAGTATGCCTTCAGAAAATAAAACAATTACAGATTTAGATTCATTATCTGCTACCACAATATCAGACGATGATCTATTTTTATTTGTAGACCTCAAATCCAATGAAATTAAGAATATTGCTGCAAGTGAATTTGCACAATATAATATAACCGCATCAGGTATTTTGACCACATTAGTAAGCGGATCATTTACTGGGAGTTTTACTGGATCATTAACAGGATTGATACAATCTTCTTCATATGCAAAAACCGCATCATTATCATTAACGAGTAGTAATCTGTTTTATAATGGATTAAATAACGGTACTGCATCATATAGTGTAAATGCCGCTGTATCTGACTATGCACTTAGTGCAAGTTATTCATTAAGTTCTTCATATGCAACAACTGCTTCATATTCTATCACTGCATCACAGGCATATGCAACTGGATCTACACATTCAATATTAACTACTGGTTTATCTGATTATGCGTTAAACGGTCTATTATCAAATACATCATCTTATATAAAATATAACGGACAAAAT